AAGAGGCAGCTTCAAGGCCCATGGTAATGGCTGGGAGCGGGTTTTGACGGCGGGCGATATTGCCGATTGGAAGCCGCATGACCCGCATGAATTTGTTGCGCTTGAGGATAACTCACGCATCGTCAACATTGTAAAGGGGAAATAAAATGAAGATTGAACTCAGCATCAACGAAATCAATACGATCATGCAGGCTCTTGGCAATTTGCCATACGCCAGTGTGTTTGAGCTTGTATTGAAAATCCGCGAACAGGTGCAGCCGCAATTGGCCGCGAAGCAAGAGGATGAAGAAAATGGCTAACGCCTACACCTGGGTCATTGAGGCGATGGATTGCGTGCCTCAAGAGGACGGCAAGACCGATGTGGTGATTACTGTGCATTGGCGCCAAAACGCCACCAACGGCACATACAACGCCACTGTGTACGGCACTGTAGGTCTGACCTACACGCCGGGTTCCCCGTTCACGCCGTATGCTAACCTGACGCAGGATCAAGTCATTGGCTGGGTGCAGAATGCGCTTGGTTTTGATCAGTGCGCGCAATTGGCGGCGAACCTTGATCAGCAGATTGAAGCACAAATCAATCCGCCTGTGGTGACGCCGGCGTTGCCTTGGGCCTGACTTCACAAGCATTGGTAGTGCCCAATGGAGTTGCCCAAACTTACTCCTGTCGTTCAATTCCTCACGGCTAGTTTTGCGCTGGCCGTGGGAGGCTACACGGCTGGGGAGAGGTTTGGGTGGTTCAAGAATGAAATCATTGCCTGGGCGCCAGAGCATTTTAGGATTGAACCGGCAAAGATTGGGCAGCCCGTTACGGTAACAGTGGCGCGGATTAAAAAGCGCGACGACTGTTCTGTGGAAAACTTTGAGGTGACCATTCGTGACGGCGCTGGCGTAATCCACCAAGCGACACCAAGCATGACGCGGTTTACCGGCCCCGCAGGCCCAGAGATAGACACGTTCACCTACCTGCTGAACATCTCCGACAAGGAGACTATCGCCCCAGGCCGGGCGACGCTTTTGGCCACCATCAAATACAAATGCCCGGAGGGTGAGCGCACCGTCACCTACCCTCGGCACCAGAACCTGACCTTTATGCTGGAGAAGTGACATGGACGGCCTTCTCAACCTCGTGCGCACGGTTGCGCCCAGCATCGCCAGCGCCGTTGGCGGCCCCTTGGCCGGTATGGCCACCAGGGCGATTTCTGAGGCCCTGCTGGGCAAGCCAGACGGCACTGAGCAGGAGCTTGCTGAGGCCGCGGCCAAGGCCACCCCAGATCAGTTGCTGGCCCTTAAGCAGGCCGAGAATGCCTTTGCGGAGCGCATGCGTGAGCTAGACATTGATCTGGAGCGTATTGCCAATGAGGACCGCGCCAGCGCGCGGGACCGTGAAATCAAGACCGGCGACTGGATGCCCCGCGTTTTGGCCTTTGTCGTGGTCGGCGGCTTCATGCTGACGGTCTTTCTCGTGCTGCTCGGCTATGTTGACGGCATGCGGGATCCGCTCATGGCCACCACGGTTGGCACTCTGATAGGCTTTGTGTCTGCCAAGTGCGAGCAGGTGGTGGCCTACTACTTTGGCTCTTCTGCTGGCTCCAAGGCCAAGGATGAGGCCATCAACAGGATAAAATCAAAATGAGTGAATTGTTCCCCAAGGTTCTTAAATCTGTTCTGAAGCACGAGGGGCTGTGGAGCGACCACAGGGATGATCCCGGCGGCGCGACTATGAAGGGCGTGACGCTTCAGACGTATTCCGACTGGCTCGGGCGGCCGGCAAGCAAGGATGAATTGCGGAACATCCCAGATGACCATTTGGAGGCCATCTACCGCAAAGGATATTGGGCCAAGATCCGGGGCGATGAGCTTGCCGAGATCTCGCCTGGGCTTGCGGCGTGCGCTTTTGACTTCGCGGTGAACAGCGGTCCAGGGCGGGCTGCCAAGGCCCTCCAGAGCCTTTGTGGGGCGGTTACGGATGGCGCGATTGGGCCCAACAGCCTGAAGCAGATAAAGGCCTGGGTTGGGATCCTTGGCCATAAAAGCGCAATTGAGGCCTTCCAGGCGTTTCGCCAACATTACTTGGAGAGCCTGGACACCTTCGCTACTTTCGGTCGGGGTTGGACCCGGCGCGTTGCTGAAGTGCGGGAAGAGGCCCTCAAATTGTCTGCGGGGGCCTGAATATTCTCGGCAGTAAATTGCCTTGCCTTAGCTATGAGGCAGGGGCTATATTTGAAAAACGGCGCAAGCTGAAGCAGCTGCGGAGAGTAAATCCGGCGGAGTCAGCATGGCGTATGTAATGACCTACGACAGTTTGCTGGTCGATCTGCGACGTTATCTTGAGCGTGGCTTTACGCAGGAAAGCGACCAGATTGTCTACGACCAGTTGCCTCGCCTTATCACATTGGGCGAGCGCCGGATTGCGCGCGAGCTGAAGATTGAGGGCTTTATTCGTGCCGTCCAGACGCCGCTTCAGGTTGGCGTTGCGGTCTACTTAAAGCCAGATCGTTGGCGTGACACTGTCAGCATGACGCTCAATGGCGTGCCGATTTTCGCCCGTGCCTATGAGTATTGCCGCAACTATTGGCCGAATGAGGCCCAGACTGGCACCCCGCAGTTTTATGCCGACTATGACTTCCAGCACTGGCTGCTTGCGCCGACGCCTGACGCGGCCAGCACTCTGGAGATTTTGTATTACGAGCAGCCTGCGCTGTTGGGTGAAGAGTTGCAGACGAATTGGCTGACGGAATATGCGCCTGATTTGTTGCTCTACGCGGCGCTGTTGGAGGCGACGCCATTCTTGAAGAGCGACGAGCGCATTCAGACTTGGCAGGCTTTGTATGACAGGGCGGCTCAGGCCATTAGCGGCGAGGATCTGAAGCGCATCATGGATCGCAGCGCCAACAGGAGTGAAGCCTGATGACTATCTACACCGACGTTTTTGGCGGCGCTAATATCTACCCGAGTGAAATCAGCTACAGCTCAATCGCGCTTTCTGCTGATGTGACGCTCAGTTGGCCGGAAGAGACTTCCACCAATACAAATTTGGCGACCAGGATTATTGACGTCACGCCGGCATCTTCCGGCCTGAGCATCATCCTGCCGGATGCCAACAAGACTGGCACTGGCAATACGATCCTCTTCAATAACCGCGGCGCGAGCACGTTTACTGTCAAGAATGCCGTCGGCACGCAGGTTGTCACGATTGCGGGCGGCGAGTTGTGGCAGGTTTATGTTGCCAGCAACACGACGGCGGCCGGCACTTGGCGGTCTTTGCAGTATGGCGCGGCGGCGAGTGTCGCGAATGCCTCTGCCCTGGCCGGCAATGGGATTGTCGCGGTTGGCACTCTTCTCAGCCAGTCTGTTCCTGTTACGACGTTTAACAGCAACTACACGTCTGGCACTGCTGACCGCGCCCTCATGTACAATTGGACTGGCGCGGCTGGGGTGTTTACGTTGCCGGATCCTGCGGTGGTGGGGAACAATTGGTTTCTCTACCTGCGCAATTCAGGCACTGGCGCCATTGTGGCGACGCCTCCGGGCATTGTCACGATCGACGGGTCTTCGACGCTCAGTTTCCAACCGGATGAGTCGGCTATTATTGTTTCGGATGGCACCAACTTCCACACCATTGGATTTGGGCAATCTGCGACTTTTGCGTTTGACTATACGGTTATTGATGTCGCCGGAACCGGCACCTATACGCTGACCGGGTCTGAGCTCAATCGCATTGCGTACCGATTTACTGGCGTGTTGACTGGCAATCGGATTGTCGTCGTTCCGGCGACCATTCAGCAGTATTGGGTCGATAACCAGACGACTGGCGCGTTTACGTTTACGATTGCGCCATCTGGTGGTGGCTCTAGCGTCAGCATTGCCCAGGGCTCTCGTTCTATCCTCTATTGCGATGGAACTGACGTTCTTGAGGCCGACACTGCCGGCGTGTCTTTTCCGATTACTATCGGTCAAGGCGGCACGAATGCCACCACGGCGAGCGGCGCACGGATTAACCTAGGCGGCACTTCGACTGGGATTGCTCTATTTACTGCGGCGGATCAGGCGGCGGCTTGGGCTGCCTTGGGCGTTGCCCAGGCCGGCAATATCAATGGCGGCACGTTCTGATGAAGGCAACGACTGTCGTCCTCAAGTCTGCGGCGGGCATTAAGCGTGACGGCACGCGCTTTGAGGGCGACAATTATGTTGATGGCCAGTGGGTGCGGTGGCAGCGCGGCTTGCCCCGCAAGATTGGCGGCTATCGTTCTGTTCAAAAATATCTGAGCGAAATCAGCCGCGGCTTTTCCACATTCACCCAAGCTGGTTTTGTTTACTGCCATTCTGGCAGTGAGAATTACCTTGAGCGGTTCACGATTGATGCGAGCTTCAACAGCTCGGTTGTGACTGACAGGACGCCTATCAATGTGGCCGCGACTGCGACGGTGACATTGACTGGTGGCGCTGCTGGGTCTGTGGATATGATCACGGTTGACGGCGTCAACATCATGTCTGGGTCTGTCGCCTTCACGACGAACTTATCGACCACGGCGACTGCAGTTGCGGCCAACATCAATGCCCACACGTCTGTGCCTGAATACACGGCGGCGGCCGTCGGCCCAATCATCACGATCAGTGCGGCGGCTGCAGCTGGGTCGGATCCCAATAGCTACCAAGTGGCGGTCACGACCACCACCATCACAGAGACGCACACTGACATGGCCGGCGGGTCATTTGCCTACACGGCAAGCGCCGACAATGTTTGGATGTTTGACTATCAGTATGAATCGTCTTCAAACCAAAACTACATCCTTGCGCATGCCGCTCCGAATTTGAGTTGCATCTGCAATGACCAGGGTGGCCAGATTTTCTATGGCGATGTTTTGGGGACGAATAAGCTGAAGTCCATTTCGCTGCCGGCCGATGCAAATGCCACGGGCGGCATTGTTTCCCTGCACCCCTATTTGTTTTACTACGGCACTGATGGAATTATTGGCTGGTCCAAGCCTGGGGAGCCGACAGAGCTTCGCGACACGACTGCAGGCGCCGGATTGGCGCGCGTGTGGGGCCAGAAGATCATCAAGGGCCTCCCCTTGCGCGCTGGCTCTGGGAGTGCCCCTGCGGGCATCTTCTGGGCATTTGATGCGGTCATCCGTGCCACCTTCACCGGCGGCGCTTCCATATTCCAGTTTGACGTGGTCGCGACTGACACGTCTATTTTGTCTCCCACCTGCGTCATTGACTATGACGGCGTGTTTTTCTGGTGTGGCGTTGACCGTTTCATGATGTTCAATGGCGTGGTGCGTGAAGTGCCAAACAATATGAATATCAATTACTTCTTCGACGGTCTTAACAAATCACAGCAGAATAAAGTCTTTGCTTTTAAGGTGCCTCGGTATGGCGAGATTTGGTGGTGCTACCCGCGTGGCGATGCCACCGAATGCACGCATGCCGTCATCTACAATGTCCGCGAAAACACTTGGTACGACACTGAGTTGCCGAATGGCGGGCGTTCTGCCGGCCAGTTTGCAAACTCCTTTGCGGCGCCGGTTCTGACGGGCGTCACTCAGAATGTGGACGGCTACAAGGTTTGGGTGCAGGAGCAGTTGACTGACGAGTATGATGGGCCGAACATCTTCCCCATCCAGTCATACTTTGAGACTGCCGACTTGTCGCAATTGGTGCAGGGTCAGAACGAGTATCTGCGGATCACGACGATTGAGCCTGACTTTGTGCAGCGCGGCGCAATGACTGTTCAAGTTACTGGCCGAGCAAATGCAAGGGCTCCAGAGGTTTACAGCACAATCTTCACGTTCCCTGAGAACCCATCCACACCACATGAACAGATTGTCATGCTCAAGGAGCAGCGCCGTGAATTGCGGGTGCGATTTGAAAGCAATGAAGTCTATGGCGATTATCAGATGGGCCAGATCATTGGGCATATGTCTGTGGGCGACAGGACGGTACTGGGATGAGCATTCGCGTTACTCTCCCTACTGGGCTTGGGTTGCGGGATTGGGCAGATCAGATTGCCTTGGACCTTGATCCTTATGGCACCTTTGGGCGTCTGGACATTGAGGACCAGTGGCAGAATTGGGCCATGCAGTTTCTCAATAATATGACGCTCAAAGAAAATTTCCCAATCCCCTATTATTTCGATAATTGGCAGGAATGGGCCGAGCGTTTTTGTCAGGCTTTGGAGTAGCGATATGGCGACGATCCGCGATCAAATTATGCAGGTAGCTCAGTCTGACCCAAGCTTCTCTCAGGCGATCGACGCCATGGAGCAGGCGGTCATCAATATGCCCATCACTCCAGAGGATCTGGATGAAATCATCGCCCTCCTGGAGTTTGTGATCCAGAACCCCGACAAGTATGGCGAGGTTCGTCAGGCGGCGATTGAAGACGAAGAAATTGACGAGAATACGCTGCCGCCTCAGTTTGATCCGATTTACATCATTTCGCTTTTGGTTGCGCTATATGGCCTGCAGGATCGTCTGCAAGAGCAGGGCTATGCCCGTGGCGGCCTGACTGTCGCGGCGCGGCGTGTGCAGGCTGCTGGGCGTGGTGGCGATACAATCCTAGCGCACATAAACCCCCAAGAGGCGGAAATGCTGCGCCGAGCTGGTGGCTCTGGCACAATCAATCCCCAAACTGGCCTGCGCGAATACAAGCCTTTCTGGGAGAAAAAGAATTTTGGTCTAGGATCTAGTCTTGGCCCAGTCCTCGCGGCAGCTGCGCCGATTGTCTTAAGTATTGTTGCCCCAGGAATTGGAACGGCGATCGGCTCAAGCATCGCAGGCGGCCTTTTCGGGGGCACTGCCATGGCTGGCTTGGTGCCATATATTGCGCCCGCCCTCGGCGGTGCGCTTCTTGGCGCCGGCTCGTCTGCATTGACTGGCGGCAATCTAATGCAGGGCGCCTTGACTGGCGCAATTGGCAGTGGCCTAGGCAATGTTCTTGGCCAGGGCATTACCTCTGGCTTGGGTCTGGGATTGGGTGAAACTGCCTCAAATATTTTGGGTGGCACTATTCTCGGCTCGGGGGCTTCGGCTATTCAAGGCCGCAACCCGTTTAGCGGTGCTCTGCGAGGTGCGTTGGGTGCTGGTATTGGCGCTATCGGCAAAGAATTTGCTGGCGACATTGCTGGCTTTGGTCCTGGCGCTGGCGGCACTGAGGGCATTAAGCGCGGCATTGAGGCGGGCACCTCGGGCTTTGGCACTGGCCTGACTGCCGGGATGGATCCAAAGCAGGCGGCGGCGGCCGGCGTTCTGTCTGGCTTGGCATCTGGCCTGATTAAGCCATCTCAGGCGGTGGTTCAGAACATGAGCGGCGAAGTGCCACTGGCGACGCCTGTGCAGCAGCCTGACGGCACGCTGGCGCCGGCCCCGGGTTCTGCTGGCGTGATGCCTGACGGGCGCCCTGGCGTGTATCAGGCCGATTCGAGTACTGGGTTCATTGAATTGAAGCCCGTTCCCGGAACTTACCAACTGAACGAACAAACCAGACAGATGGAGTTTAGGCCACAACAGCGTGGCATTCTTGAAACTTTAGGTCTTGGCGCTCCTGCAGGGCAGACGCCGGCGGCTGGCGGCGGCCAGTCTTCTGGCTTGGGCAACCTTCTCGGTGGCAATCTTGCGCCTCTTCTTGCGGGTGGCGCGCTGCTGGCGTCACAGGGTGGCGGGCAGGCTCCGCCGCCTCAAACGCGAGCGTTGCCGGCCGCGCAGCAGGAATACATCAACCGTCCGGGCGTTGTCTGGGATTGGGCCAGGATGCAGCGCGATGCGACAGCAAGCAATCTGACGCTTGATCAATTCATGGCGCGCAATTGGCCGAGGGTCACGTCTGGCGAGTACAATGCCGCTCCGATGGCGCAGGGTGGCCTGAGCATGGTGTCTCGTTTCGTAAGGGGCGGCGGCACTGGCCGATCAGACGAAATCAGCGCCAAGCTTTCTGATGGCGAGTATGTGATTGACGCCGAGACTGTCGCGATGCTTGGTGACGGATCTAGTAAGGCTGGCGCAAAAAAGTTAGATGAAATGCGCAACCAAATCCGGCAACATAAGGGTAGGGCGCTGGCCAAGGGTAAGTTTAGCCCTGACGCCAAGTCGCCCCTGACATATCTGAAGGGGGTCGCATAATGTCTGGCAGTCTGTTTCAAGGTACGCCACAGGCGGCCACCTCTTATGTCACGACCACGCAGGAAATGCCTAAGTGGCTGCAAGATGCCATTTACAATCAAATTCAAGTCGCGACCAATGTAGCCAATCGCCCCTACACTCCATATACGGGGGATATGGTTGCTGATCTGACGCCCCTTCAGCAGCAGGCCTACCAACAGACGCAGCAGAATGTTGGCGCGTATTTGCCCGATATGTCTTTTGCCGCCTCCGGCATGAAGAACATCAGTCAAGATACGACTGCGCCTGAATTGCAGGCGGCGCAAAACCCATACCTTCAGCCTGCTTTGTCTGGCTACAATCTTGGCGCCGGTCAGGGGTATTTCGCCCAGGCTGGTGGCATGAACATCCCCGGCGCGGCGCAGCCGCTTATGGCCAAGGCAGAGACGACGACTGGCCAATCTTTGGCAGAGCGTGCATTGACCGCCGCCAATCCCTACTTGACTGCCGCCGGCCAGACGTCCGCCTCGCAGGTTGGCCAATATATGTCGCCCTATCAGCAGGGGGTCTTGGATGCCATTGCCAAGCAGGGCGCCAGGAATTTGAGCGAGAATATCCTTCCCCAGGTGTCTGATGCGTTCGTTCGCGCCGGGCAGTTTGGATCTTCGCGCATGGGTGAATTGGGCTCTCGGGCAATCCGCGACACGCAAGAGGCCATCCTGAAAGAGCAAAGCCAAGCGATGCAGCAGGGCTATGCACAGTCCATGGCTGCGGCCCAAGCTGATCTGGCGCGCCAGGGGCAATTGGCGGGCACTGTGGGCGGCATTGCAGGCTCTGACTTGTCGCGCATTCTACAGGGCGGTGCTCAGTATGGCAGCTTGGGCCAAGCGACCGGCCAATTGACTGCACAACAAATGCAAGGCTTGGCAAATCTTGGCCAGATGCAGACGGCTGCCGGGCAGGCGCAGCAGCAGTTTGGCTTGAGTGCTGCCCAGCAGGCCCAGCAAGCCCAAGCGCAAGACCTATCGCGTCAGGCGGCTGCCTTGCAGGCCTTGAGCGACATTACGCGCCAAACTCAAGCATTGCGCACTGCAGACGTCGCGGCCTTGGAGGCGGCTGGCAGTGCCCAGCAGCGCCAGAGGCTGAGCACTCAGATCCGCGGCATGGCGCCGATCACGCCATCTCCGACTGTGCAGTCTGGCGTGACTACCGGCCAGACGTACTCGCCGTCTCCGCTTTCTCAATTGGCGACTGGGTTGTACACCTATAAGGGCCTTCAGAACATTTAAGGAGCCGGGATATGGGAGCCAAACTTAATAATCTCATGCAGCAGTATGGGATTATGCCCGGAAATGGCTTTGCCTCCGGTGGCCGTGTGCGCACGCATTACCAGAGGGGTGGCGGGGCTGAGGTTCCTCCCTCCTCTGATCCGCTTGAAGAGCTTGACGCCTTCTATTCCAATCAGCGCAATTTCTCTCGCCCGCAAACTTTAGGTCCAGCATCGACTTATCGTGAATTGCGGCGCGTTGCAGAGATGAATGAAAATTTGGCGCCCCCCAGTTTTAATGCTGGCGAGGGCTTGCCGGTTTCTTCGACTGAGGACGTGCCATTGAGTGAGTGGCAAGGCTCCTGGAGCCAATTGCCGCAAAGCAATGAGATGCCGGTTTATGTCACCGGGGAAGAGCCGACTGGAGGCAATGCTGGCAATGAGCCCGCGGCTGCTGCCGCGCCTCCTCCTGCCGCCAGCGCGTCTCCGCTTGAGGGGATGTTGGCGCGTTATCTGACGCCAACAGGCAGCGGCTCACGGGAATTGGCGGAAGCCCGCCGCCGTTCTCAGAGTGAGAGCGAGGCCTTCTACAACATGATCCGCCAAATGGCCGAGCGTGGCGAAAGCCCGACGTCGCGCGCTGAGATGTATTTCCGGCTTGCGTCTGCATTTGGCGCGCCGACCAGGACCGGCACTTTTGGCGAGACGCTTTCAAACGTCGGCAAGGAACTTGGCGAATACACCAAGGGCCGCCGCGCGGAAGAGAGTGAGCGCCGTGGCCTGATGTTGAAGGCGCAAGAGGCAAGGATGGCCGGCGCACGCGAAGAGTTGTCAACCACGCGCGCCTTGGCTGCCCAAGAGGCTACTGAGCGTCGTGCGATCGCCAACAGCATGCTGCAGGAATACATCAGGTCTGGGCGCCCGCAATCGAATGCCGGTAGGGCTGCTCTTGATGCTGGCTTGCGGCCGGGCACTCCAGAGTTTCAAGATTTTGTGCGGCGTCAAACCGAGTTGGACATTGAGCGGACTACCCAATTGATTCAAACTCAAGCCGAAAATCTTGATTTGCGGCGACGGCAATCCGAAAGCCTGTCGCCAACAGAAATTCGCTTGGCTGACGAAACCCAACAGAACCTTTCTACCGCCCGCGACAACCTCTCTACCTTGCGCCGGGCGTTGGAACTGAATGAGCGCAGCACGCCAAGCAATTTGACTGAAGGCGTGATTACGGCACTGCGTCGGCGGCTGGGCAGCACTGCGCCGGAAGTGGTCAACACGGCCGAGCTGCAGAACATGCTGTCTCGCCTCACCTTAGCGAGCCTCAAGGAGACGTTCCCTGGCGCGATCAGTAATGACGAGCGCAGGGCCTTGGAGGCCGTCAGTGGCGTTACGGCGCAGTCTCGCGAAGAGCGTCGGCGCATTCTGCAGAATGCCATTGAAAATCTTGAGCGCATTGTGCCTCGGTATGACGAGAAGTTTCGCGAAATTAGAAGCGGTCGTTTTGGGCGTATTGAACGGTAAAATTGAAAGGGTCGGGCAATGACTGACGAAGAATACGATCGCGCACTCCTTTCTCGGGATCCGTTCACCACGCAGGCTTCGCGCATGGGCGTCAGGAATGTGCCCGTGCCTGCAAACCAGCCCTTGGAAAACGAATATTACCGGGCGCTGATTGGCCAGGGTTTGGGCATGGGCTGGGGCGACGAGGCCGAGGCTTGGCTTCGCTCCAAGCTTCCTGGCGGCCGGTCTTATGAAGAAGAGGTGGCGGACCTCCGGCGCCGGTATGCTGAATTTCAAGAGCGCAACCCGGTTGGCGCAAATGTCGCCGAGTTTGTCGGGGGCGCTTTGCCGACTGCCGCCAGCCTGCTTGCCACGCCATTTACGGGCGGCGCGGCGGCTCCGGTGGCCGCTGCAGCCACGGCGCGCACTGCAGGCACCCTGGGGCGTCTTGCAGGCCAATACGGCCGCACGGCAGGTATAGGGGGCGCCACGGGCGCCGTGACGGGCGCAGGCGTGGCAGACGAGGGTGACCGTCTGAATGAGGCCGTCGTGGGCGGCCTGCTGGGCACTGGCGTGGGCGTGGCGTTGCCGGCAGGCATGCAGGCTGTTTCTGGCGCCCGCAGGATGCTGCGTGATGCCTTTGCGTCGGGCGATGATGCGACTTCAAGGGTTGCATCAGAACGCATCAACCAAGTGCTGGAGCGTTCCGGCATGACGCCGGCAGGGGCCGAGGCGCGCATCCTGGCGGATCAGGCGCAGGGGATTCCCACATCCTTGGCCAATCTGGACCCCAAGATGGCGGCGGCCCTGGAGCGTGCGGCTGTGCGGGGCGAGGGCACGGAGCGGATGGTGGTCGAAGAATTGGCCCCCAGGCTTGAGCGTTCACGCCAGCGTGGGGCTGTTCAGACCCAGCAGCGCCTTGGCGCCGGGGATCTCTTCCAGCAGGAAGAAGTGATCGCGCGCGAATTGCGGCGCAATGCTGACCAAAATTACCGGACAGCTTACGCTGTGGGTGATGTTGAGGATCCACAGATCACTCAAATGCTGCGCAGCCCCGCGGTAGTTGGTGCTTGGAAGGATGCCGCCGAATTGGCCCGCCTTGACGCCCAGGCCGCCCGGTCTAGGGCAATTAGGGCTGGAGATGAAAACTTCAACGCAAGGGATTTTTTGATCCGCGCGCCCGGCGACACGCCTGACGTCAAGACGATCGACTATCTGAAGCGCGCCTTGGATGAGAAGATCAATTCTCTGTACAGGTCTTCCGATACTACCGCCCGCACTGAAGTCGCGGCGCTGCGCACCATCCGCGACAATCTGCGGGACCGCACCAAGGAAGTGGTGCCTGCCTATCGTGAGGCCCTGGAACGGTATGCGGGCGACGTTGAGGTCAAGCAGGCTCTCCGCACTGGCTTTGAAGACTTCCAAAAGCTTCCGCGTGAAGAAATTGAGCGCATGTTCACGCGCCCACCCTCGGCCGGCGGCATGAGCGACGCCGAGAAGGAAGCCTTCATCACGGGCGTCAATCGGTATCTGTATGGCCAGATCATGAATGCCCCTGCCGGCCAGAATGCAGTGGCGCGCCTTATCAGGTCGCCTGAGATGGGCGAGAAGTTGCGGCCGATGTTCCCCAGCAATTCGCACTACGAGATGTTCAAGAGCGCCCTGGAGCGTGAGGGGCAGTTGTTTGAGCAGGGCACCAATGCCTTGAAGGCTGCCGTGCAGGGTGGCCGTTTGCGGGCCGCCGGCGAGATTGATTCAAACAGCCAACTCGGCCAATTGCTGGGCGACTTTCTGACGCAGAGCACGCGCGGATCTTTGACGAGTTTGGCGGCGCGTGCTGCGCGCAATGCCAGCATCAGCGAAGAGGCGGCAGAGCGCATCACCAGGATGCTCATTTCCTCCAAGCCAGAAGAAGTCTCTGCCGCGGTTCGCCTGTTGGAGAATTACGGCGAGCGTACTGCCGGCCGGGAGAGGACGCTGCGCCAGCTGCAAACTGGCGCAACGACGGGAGCGGCGACCTCCATGCTTCCCCGCCAGCAGGCCCAAGAAGACGTTGACGTGCTGGGCCGCTAAGTTTTGGCGGCGTAGAACTTCTCCAGGATTGGCGCGAGGGCGGCGGCATCAAATTCGTCGCCCTCGTCTTTATCCACCCGGCCAATGTAAATCTTGCCGGGATTGAACTTCATGCTTGGTGCGATGAAGAGATTACCTATGCGAATGTGCCAAGCGCATGCCGGCGCGTATTGCTGCTTCATGGTCTTCCTATCGTTTCGTTTTTCTGGATCCTGATTTCGCTGTTCCGGTAGGACCAGCACTGGCCATTGTCGTCCAGGAAGCAGACCCATATCAGGTCTGCCTCTGGGCCGTAGTCAATGACGATGTGCGCCCAGGCCTTACCCTTTGGGGTTATCACCGGGAGCGGCGGGTTCAATTGGTGGATCATTTTCTCTTTCCATCATGGCCGCGGCCTTTTCGACTGAGATGATCAGGCTGGACAGTTTGACGTTGCAGACGGCAGCAAAGGTCACGAGGTGGGCCCAGCTGGGTGATCCCCTGCCCCCCTCCCATGACGCTATGGCCGATCGAGAGACGTTTATCCGGCGGGCCAACTCAGTCATTGTCCAGTTGCGATATTTACGCGCCGCGCGCAGGGATACCCCCAACGCGCGTGCGTACAATTCATTGCGTGCTCGTGGCATTAAGTATCAATCAACTTTTCCACGAAGTTGATGCCCTTCCTGGTAATGAGGATACGGACCTTGCGGCGGTCAACTTTCTCTTCGCGGCGCCGTTTGAGGAGGTCTTGCTCTTCGAGTTTGTCCAGGGTGCGGGAGACTGCCGGCGCGGTAACGCCAAGCTCTTCTGCCATTTCGTGGACCAGGAAATTGGTTTCCTGCAGGTAGGCCATGAACAAGATCTTCAGTGAGAGCTTGTTTACCTTTCCAGAGCGAGCCAGCACGAGATTGATGAATTGTGCTTTTTCAAGGTTGGTCATTGTTATCTCCTGTCTATGCGTCTGCTGACGCCTGTTATGATTTCAAAGGGGTTGATGCTGCGCTTGTTTTTGCAGTCGCAGCAAATGCGGTTGTGGTTGCCTTCTGAGTCAAACTCCTTTCGGCAGCACATGCAGGGCCTGGGGCGCAGCATGGGCTTTGGGGCGACGTGCAGCCCGGCTTGCTTGTGGGCTGCTTCTGGTGGCGCCGGCACTCTGTAGACCTGCCTGCTCCTGACTGATCTGATGGTGCGATCAGAGACGTTGAACAGCTTGGCCAACTCGTGGCTTAATTTTCCGCTGTTGCGGATTTCTTCCACCTGATCATCCGTAAGCTTGCGGTTGAAATAGGCTGCCTTGCTCATAGGCTCTTCACCACGTTGTAGATGATCATCAAGATTAGGTCGATCATTTGTCTTCCTGCCATGCCCGTTCAAAAATATCGGGCGGATCTCTGTTCTCGCCTTCCCAGCCTCGGGCTTGCACGGCCTTGCGCGCCCACTCCATGGCTTCTTCTTTCGTGGTTTCATAACCAACAGTCATAACATTATTGCCGCGCATGATTGCGGCCATCCAAAGCTCTCTTGTGTAATCGCGGCCAATGACAATTTGCAGGTCGCTCATTCCTTTTCTCCCACTTAATTCATTGGTTTCTGGTTGTCATATTTAATCGGCGGGAAACTCCCGACAATCTTTGCCATATCCGCAGCCATTTTTTTCTTGCGTCCGGTTTTTACCGTCATCTCAATTCCCAACGCCAAGGCTTGAGCTATGGCCCTAATCACATCGTGACCATCCAAATCATTTTCTTCCCCTCGAGCCATCGCCCAAGTCACAATAGCAATGGAGAAGTTTAAAATATCATCATGCTTTTCGCTCATTCCTTTTCTCCCAGCAGCTCGCGTGTTTCCGGCTTCAGCTTATCCCAATCGCCGCGCCAGATATGCTTCGCCAAATCCTGCACAGCAGCGCGCAGCTTTTCGATTTCGTCGGCGGCTTCCCTTGCCACCGTACCTTTTACCCATATTACTGGGCTTCTCAGCCCATCTGTTGCTGAAGCAAACTCAGTAGAGCGCAGCCGTTCTACAATGTCGCTCATTCCTTTTCTCCTGGTTCCAGTTTGAAGTCTTTGGGAGGGTGGCCTAGATGGTCAGCGTTATAGAAACGCACATAGGCCCGCTGGCTTTCGGGGATCAGCAGGTGGATTTTCCCGTCTACCGCCATGATAATTCTGACCACTCCTTCACCCACCCTTAAACGCCCAATACTCATGGGTATTGGTTGGCCGGTGGCAAAATCTCTTTCAAAGATCATTCCTTTTCTCCCAGCGCCGCGCGCACATTTGTTGCCTCGGACTGCCCAAAATATTTTTGGAAAGCCGCCCGCAGCCTTTTGTTCTCCGCCCGCAGCTTTTCGTTCTCCGCTTGGATCATATGCCCAATCTTTGCCGCCGCCTCTGCGCCGAGCGTCAGTCCGGTGGCGGCGTATATTTTATCTGCGATGTCGCTCATTTTTTTTCTCCCAGCGCCGCGCGGGCTTTGATGACTATGGTTCCCATGTCATTTATCATCCCCACCATGATTTCGTTGTCACGCTTCAGCATATCCCGTTCCGCCCGCAGTGCATCACGTTCCGCCGCAAGAGCGCGGAGAAGATTGGCTGAGATGTGGTGCATGGCGCGCCGCCCACTATCTTCTGGATTGCCGGCGTATAATTCTTCACTGACCTCATGAAACTTCGCCACTTCCAAAGCGCGCTTTGTGCTTGTGTCGCTCATTCCTTTTCTCCCAATACCGCCACGATGATGGCATGCGCGCCGATCACATCATCGGCATCAATGCACTGCCGGGCATGCACCAAAGCTTCACGGAGCTTGCCATTCTCTTCCAATAGCAGCCGGGCCTCCGCCTTGGCTTGGACGGCCTCTGCCGTGGTGCTGGTGGTAGGTTGTGCTTCAATCTTCACGATGGGCCTCCATGACCGCTGTTAGGGCTTCCTGGGCATCCTGGCGCGTGGGCCAGGGGTAGCCGTGAAATGCCCCCGAGGGGGCGTTGATGATGAACCAAAACTGTCCAATGAGCTTGATCATATGACCAGATCCGCGAACAGGATCAGCAGGATGACGGCCCCCATCAGGAGGCCGCCGGCAATTACTGGGGAAACAATCCAGCCGCCTTGCGGCCGAAACGATATAGATCCCAAGCCCGCTGCATGATTTCGCGACGGCGTTCAATCGCCTCATCGCGCTCCATTTCGTAGCGGTTCCAATCGTCTAGGGCCTGTTGTTCAAGCATCGCATTATCCATGTCGATCAGCATGTCTTTCCACGCGCCCATGATCACAGCCCCCGACGGAAATCAGCGGTGGCGCAAGCGCGGTTCCAGCCGGCGTTGACGCGGTCATTTTCTTCCTCGGCAACGGCGCGGCCGACCAGATCAGAGAGCAGATCGCGGGTGCTGTTGATCAGATCATCGCACTCGTCGGTGCGGTGCAGCTGGCGGATCTCCAGGAGACGCTCCAGGAAAGACTGGGTGGCGAACACCACGCGCTCGGCAATGGCGACGGTGGGGTGGTCGTCGGCGGCATCCAGCTTCGCGAGCTTGGACTTGATGTCGCCTTCAAGGTTGAAATTCTGAATGCTCATTTTTGTATCTCCTGGTTGGTTGGCTTGTTTGCCATGACCAGAACCCTATCGTAGCAAATCGCTACGGTCAACACTTTTTTTAAACAAAAACGCAAAAAGATGATAAAAATGCGTTAACTAATTTATGGTGGCCCTAGGGTTGACAGTTTGTCAAAATGACGAGTAGGCTCGCGCCCCATGAAGAATGCGACCACATCCGACATTATAGATGCACTTGGCGGCGTCCAGCACGTTGCCAATAAAATCTGTGTGGATCAGCAGATCATCTACAATTGGATGAGGCCAACGCGGGGTATTGCGCGCTTGTACTGGCTGGACATTCTTGAACTTGCGCGGCGCGAGCGCGTTGCTTGGATTACCCCACAGGTCTTGAAGAAGGCCAAGGGCTCGTATGCAAAGGAGATAAAAAAATGAGTGAAGAGGCCCCTTTGGATTATCTTAAAAAATCTTTAGAGCTGCAGTCGGCCGCCTTAAAACTTCAGAAAAAAAACCAGCCAACATTGCGTGATTTGTTTGCAATGGCAGCTTTGCAAGGTTTGTTAGCGAACCCTGAAACAAATACAGGATACGGCAGAGAAACTTACGCTTCTATTGCTTATGGGCATGCTGATGATATGCTTAAAGCGCGGAAATAGAAAAGCTATTCCGCATGAACCCCTTTGAAACCCACGGCATCAAGCACCTCTCGGCCTCCAGCCTCAACACCTGGGCGGCAGAGCCCGCCCTGTGGGTGCTGCAGAAACTCGCCGGCAAGCAAACGCCCGCGGGCTTCGCAGCGCATCGCGGCACCGCATCAGAGAGTGGCATTGTGAGCGGCCTGCTCTATCCTGACATGCCGATTGTCGAGGCCCAGCAAATCGCGCTTGACCAATTCGACAGTCTTTCTGCCATGAGCAAAAACCCCAAGGCAGTAAAAGAACGCGCCGCCATTCCAGGCATTGTCGAACAGGGCATCAAGAAATTGCGCGTTGCCGGGATCCCCGACGAGGTCCAGCAAAAAATTGAAGTGTTCCTGCCCGACATCTCCGTGCCCTTAATTGGCTTTGTGGATCTCGGTTGGACGCGCCACGGCATTAGGCTTGACGTCAAAAGTAAGCTCCGCATGCCGTCTGATATTGAGCAGGCACACCGCCGCCAAGTCGGGCTCTACATTCACGGCACAAATAACACCGGCCGCGTGGCCTACTTCACGCCAACACAAGAGATGGTGTTCGCGCTGGAAGAGGCGCCACGATATGTTGAAGAGTTGCGCCAGATCGCGATTCGGATGCAGAATTTCCTTTCGCTGAGCGACGATCGCGAAAAGCTGATCCGCTCGTGCGTGCCTAACTACAACAGCTTTTACTGGTCTGACGAATACACTCGCCAGATGGGTAAGGAGGTTTTCGGTGTCTAACCGGAAGGCGGTGCGGCGCTATCCGCACATCACGTTCAAAACGAGGTAAACGATGTCAACTTCTATCACGATTAAAAACGTCCGTCTGGCCTACATGCACCTGATCGAGCCGCGCGCGGCAGCTGACGGCGCAGAGCCCAAGTATTCCGTCACCATGATCATCCCAAAGTCCGACAAGGCGATGGTTGATCTGGTGCGCGGCGCCATGGTCGCGGCACGCGAAGCGCGTTGGGGTGCAAAGCCCCCCGCCGGCCTCCGCTCTCCGCTGCGCGATGGTGACGAAAAGGACGCCGATAACAACTTCCTGCGCGGCGAAGAGTTTCGCAATGCGTGGTTCGTAAACGTCGCCAGCAAGAAGCCGGTTGACGCCAAAATCATGATGGGCGGCAAAATCGTAAACTGCCCGCATGAGCACCTTGTCTCGGGCTACTATGGCACCGTCTTCGCCAACTTCTATGGCTACGAGGCTGCCGGTAACCGGGGCGTAAGCGCCGGCCTCAATGGCGTGATCATCACCAAGCGCGGCGAACCCCTCGGCCGCCGCTTGGATTGGGAAGACGCCGCCTCTGGCGCAGAAGACTTTGGTGGTGCCGGATCTACATCTGGCGGCATGGAAGACTTTGGCGCGCCTGCCGGCGACCAGATTCCTTTCTGAAAAATAACTGGCTCCCTCCCTTCACGGGGAGGGGGCCCCCCTGACAATATAGCACTCTCGGAGGGTCCATGGCCGATATATCAGCGTTCCCAGATCGCCTGCGGCCAAATGCCGACGCGATGCACGAGGCCCTGACCTTTTGGTTCAGCCTGTGCACTGAAGGCCAAATTGAACTCGGCTGGCGGGATCCTCAAACCAAGGAACTCAATCGGTTCAAGCGGTTTGAATTAACCGAAATCGAAGAGCTCGTGACCTTCGCCTATGACGTCAACAAGGTGGCCGGCGCCAATGTGTATTTCAGGGTCTGCACCCTGAAGGCATTGCCGGGCCGCACCACTGACGAGCATTTCCTCCAGGCGCCCGGCGCCCACATTGACCATGACGACGCCATGAGCGTCTCGCGCCTCGCCAGCCACCCCCTGGCTCTCAAGCCGGCCTATTTGGTCATCACCGGACGGGATCCTCAAATCCGTGGCCAAACCTTCTGGCCGGTGGATGACCCCATCACGGACCCGGCCATCGTGCGGGAACTGAACAGCGGCCTCGCTAAGCATTTCGGTGGCGACCCTGCCGTGGTGAACCCCACCCGCCTCATGCGCCTGCCTGGGTCGATTGCGTGGCCGGTGAAGAAGGGGCGCACAGTCGCCGAGATCACGCAGCTGCTGTGGCCGGCAGACCAGCGCATGAAGCGCCTGCACACGCCTGAGCTGCTCAACACCGTGCGCGAAGCTAACCAGTCTCTTCTGGCCACCAGGGCGCCTGAGTATGATGCCGCGCCATTCGATGCGCCGGCAGCCCAGGAGCCGGTGGAGGCCCCGGAGAAGGCTTGGCAGCCTCCTGTGCGGCAGAATGCGCCCATCAGCGAATTGATCATTGCTACCCGCCAGCCCGGCCAGTGGCACGCCAGCGTTCTGCGCTTGGTGGCATCCTGGCTCAACCGCGGGCTCAGCGACAGAGAGATCCACCTCTTCGCTCCAGCCCTCACGCTGCCCGGCTTCACCCTGCGCCAGACGCATGAAGAGCTGCAGGCCATGATTGATGGCGGCCGGCAGAAGTGGGATTTGCCAGACCGCGACCCTTTTGTTGACGCTGTCACGCCTAAGCCCCGCCAGGGTCTGTGGGTGGATGACGGGGATGATTTGGACGACATCCCCACGCGCCCCTGGCTGGTGCCGGGCATCATCCTGCGTGGCAGCGTCACCCTCCTCTCCGGCCAGGGCGCCGGGGGCAAGTCGTCCTACGTCGTCGGCCTGACCACCTCGATCGCCGCCGGCATCCAATACGGCAAGGCCAGCCCGGTGAAGGCCATGCGTGGCATCAATTACAACACCGAGGATGACCGCGACGAGCAGCGCCGCCGGTATGCGGCCTTTCTCTACGCCAGTGGCGTCGATCGGCAGGCCATCAGGTCTGTGATCCGCGTCGGGCCGGAGGGCGTGGGCGTGCTGTTCACCCGCGACCCGGACAGCGGCGAGGTGGTGCCCACGGCGGCCATGGAAGACCTCCGCACCCTGATCAAGGAGCAGGAGGCAGAATACATCATCGTGGACCCCCTGGCGGAATTGCACACGGCCGAGGAGAACGACAACACGGCCATGAGGAGCATCCTGGCCGCCTTCCGGCAGCTGGCCAAGGAAATGAACATTGGCGTGGTCATCCTGCACCATGACCGCAAAGGGGTGGGCATTGCCGGCGACGTGGACCGGATGAGGGGCGCCTCGGCCCTGCAGGGTGCGGCCCGTATCGTGCTGACCCTCACCCGGATGACGGAGGAGGAGGCCGAGGCCCTGCAGATACCCAAGGAGCAGCGTTCAAGCTTCATTCGCATCGACAATGCCAAGGCGAACTACACCCCGTTGGGTGAGGTGGCGTGGTACCAGCTGCAGGGCCAGACCATCCCCAATGGCGAGCAGGTGGCCGCGGCATTGCCCT